CTGCCACATCCGTGTCTGCACCCGCTGCCTTGGCTTGCCGAACAGCGGCGTCCAACTTGGTGGCACTACTGTCCAACTGCCGTTCCAGGTCTGCCTTTTCCTGCTCCAGTTTTTCCACAGCGGCTTTGGTCCTTTTCTCGGCGTCTGCCTTTGCCGTTGCCAGTTTAGCTTTGTATTCCTTGGTGGCTTCCTTTTTCGCTTCCTTTCGGATCGCCTCCGGGTCCGGCGCTGCGTCGGCCCGCTGCTGCAATTCTTCCAGCTGGGCACTGTACTTGGCTTTAACTTCCTGCTCAATGGAAGAACGGAGTGTGTCCGTGTCCACCGGCTCCGGCACTTCGCTTAATTCGCTCTGTGCCTGGCCAAGATCGAAGGTCAGCTGTTCCGTCTGCTTCTTGTAGCGTTCCACCTCTGCCTTTAACTCCCTGACTGTGGCACTCTCCAAATCCACATCTGCGGTGAACTCTTCCCGCTCATAACTGCTGATTTGAGAGATCAGCTCCAGCTTGGTGATCCCCAGGTCGGCGTGGTCGGCCATATACTTCTGACCCAACTTTTCGTATGCTGATATGTAGGAATAGGCTTGCCGCTGCTTAATGCCGCAGGCTTGCTCGGCGTACTCCTCGAATGTGTCATAGCCCAGCTCCGTGTATAGGCCCTCATCCCGCATAGTCTTAAGATCGTGGCACACATCTACCAGTGCTCTGGCCATTACCTGGCCATTGGCCAGGATCCGGGCGTGGGTGTCGTAGGCTTTCTGTGTGGTGGGCGTTACTTCTTGCATTGTAGTGATTTGGTTATCCATAAGTCCTCCTTAACTGACTGCTTTCGTTTTTCTGTTCGACTTTAGGTAGGCAAGCCAGGCTTGCATAAACTCCTGCACATCCGGCGGTGCAGGTCGGTTGTGATCGGCTCTGCATTGAATAACGGCGCCGTTTTTGAACTCAACGGTCACATAGGATTGATCCGGGTTCGACTGCTTGCGGACGAAAAGTATATCCGTCTTTCTGTCCAGGTATTGTTCCGTGTAACAGGAGTACACACAGTTGTGCTGGGCACAACCCTCTTTCAGCAGATCTTCCGGTCCCTCGGCCGGCCGAATGAACAGCCCGCTGCTGGCGTATGCATATTTGCGTTTCAACTTTGGCAGATCCTTAGCTAACTTCTTTGACCGCTCGGCTTGCTCTTTTGCTTTCTTTTCGTTGGCTCGGCGTGTCAATTCTTCGGAATACTGCCGGTGCAGATCTCGCAGATTCTGCGGTACGGCTACCTCTTTACGGTTAACATCCAGGCCCAACCGCCTGCACTGATCCAGATAGTCGCTGTAATCTGAGAGCACATTTGTTGGCGTTCCATATCCCGCTGCCTGCCGGTTTACCCAGTTTATTGCCTTTTGCGGAGATAGGTTCTGCCGCAAAACATCAAGCGCCTTGTAGCATTTTTGCGGGCTCCATGTGTATTGGAAAGCAAGAAAAAAAAGAATATTTTTATCTGACATTTTACAGCCGTATTTTTTCAGCGCCGCTGTTGCTCTGAGTGTTGAACAGCAAATCTTGTATTTTGCTTTTATCATGCGGTACTCCGGCTTGGTCAGTCGCATTGCCTTGTAAGGCACCACTTGCTTGTAGTCCATACCGGTTGTGCAGTTCCACTCCACCTGTTCGGCTACCAAGTCGCTGTTGCCCTCTTTGATCAGGCGCTCTGTCAGCACCGGATGGCGGCTGTATTGATACAGTAACCCAAGCAGGTTGACCGGGTAGTTGGCTATAGCGCTACGGTGCAGTTGCTGCGCACATTCGTGGTATGTCTCCCATGGCAGATAGCGTAGGTTACTTTTTTCCAACGCCTCTTCAAAGCCCAGCAGCTTTGCTCCCTCTCCCTCTGTGCACTTCCAACTGTTGTGATCCAGTTTGGCTGGCTCCACCGTGCACGGCAGTTTGCGTGTTGGCTTTTGTTTTACGCTGATGAACATATCGTCACAATAGTAACTGCGTTCAGCCACGAAGTGCTGCCCAAGATTGAAGTATGCGGCGTACAGCAGTCCGCCCATTTCTGGCGCGGCCTTAAAGCCGTATCTATAGTCTTCGTACACCCGAACGAAAGAAAGTAATATCCCACCGTTCCTTGTCCGCTGCGTTACCGCTACCACTGCCGCGTTGACCAGCTGACTACGGCCACGCCCGGCGTCTTTGGCTTGGACTTCGTGCCCGCAGGCGGGGCAGCATACGGTGTCGTTATGCCGTGCAGAGCGGCAAGCTGCGTGTTTGTCCGTCCATAGTCGCATGTTCTCAATGTCGATCTGCACATCCTTGCCGCAAGCGGTACAATAGCCATACCTATGGCCGCATTCTTTGTGCTTAAAAAAATACTGCTCGTTGACGAACACTTGCTTGTGTGCAAATGTCAGTATCTTTTTCTCCGGCAGTTTCGGGCGGCCGTCCCAGATTTTCTCTGCCTGTTCCTGCGTAAGCGTGTTCAGTTTCTTTCCCATACCGACACCTCACAGCAGATCCAGCAGGTCGATGATCTCCGCCTTGTTCTCTTCGGCGGTAAAGCCGTAATAGCCCGCTGCCCATTCGTACACGGTGTCGTCCGGCACGGCTGCGCAGTTGCCCGCGGCTTGTTTCCGGGCGTTACTGGTGATGTGATCCCAGCAGCCTTTCAGGCTCTTGCCCTCATCCAGCACCTTGTCCGCGTTTTCATCATTGACCAGGCAGTGGTCTATAATGTGTGAGCATAGCAGACGCACGGTGGCGCTACCCATCTTCTCCGCCTCCTGGTCGATCTTATCAATGGCTTTTTGGATTTTCTCGGTCATTTCAGCGTTACCTCCTTGATCTGCGCCAGCGCGCAACGCTGGCAGTGCTCGTCCAGTTCCGGCTTGTCCAGGCCGCACCGGTTATTGATTGAGCCGTAGATACACACATCTCTGCATATCGTCGCCAAGATCGCAACTGTAGTTTTTTCGTTCTCATTCTTCATTATTGCGCTCCTCAAAGGCCATACCGGCCACGGTGCCCAGGTTGATCAGATCCCGACATACAGCTTCTGATTTGGACAGATCCATTGTTCTGATCACGCCCTGCACGATCAGGCCGGACTTAACTACCACCAGGTCCCCGCGCCGGTACAGATCGTACCCCTCTTCTTCCTTTTCGATAGGTTGCAACGCTCTTTTGTTGATGAATGTCATGCCCGCACCTACAATCAGCGGTTGCCATACAGCGCCTGCGGCTACAATGCAGGTGTCCAGCGGGGCGGCATATTCTTCATCGGGGCATTGGTCTGCCAGCGGCAGATCCGCTTTTGGCATTCTTGTCATGATCACGCTGTCATCCTCTGCCAAGTCAGCGACCATACGCAGCGTCTCCGGCGTGTATTCCGGGTGGCCGTACAGAATGTACCCGCAGCTGCCATTACTGAGCATTTGCTCGCCGTCTGGCAGGTCGTATAAAAAATAAGCCTTGCTTCGCTTGCACTCGCTTTGACTGTCGTATGTACGGCCGTCTGCTTGGGCTTTTACCGCGTGGTATTTGTTCCCGCCTTTGGCCCGCTGCCGGATATACTCCTGGTATTGGGCAGCAGTCCAGTGTTCTTGGGTACCCATCAGCCCGCTGCCTGCTCCGCAGGAGCGTAAGCCATACGGATGAACTGGTGCTCCACGGTGCCAATGCGCTGTCGCTCCTGCTCCAGGCACTTTTGCATATACTTGCTTGAAAGCACTGTCTCCTCAAACTCCCGGCGCAGATCGTCGGTCATACCGCCCTGGCCCAGTCCATTGGCACTCTTAAATGCGTCCCACTTTGGCCGGATCAGCGGGTGGTTGATGTTCAGCTTAAAGCCGTAGGCATTGTGCGGTGCCAAGATCAGCTGGGTTTGGCGTTCCTGCTCCAAGTTGCGCACCTTGTCCCGCATTTGTTCCCATTGCTGTATGTATGTCACTTTGTCCTCCTAACACAGGTACCTATGGTTCTTGGCCCGAATAGGGCAGAGCACATAGGATTGATACTTAAAACCGGTGACTTCGTCCTCCCAGTTGTTCAGCGTGTCCTTGACCACATAGTATCCCTTGGGTGCTCTTGGCTCATCTGCCCAGTGGTCGCTATAGATGACCTGGTATTCCGGTTCCGGTACCACCAGGTTACGGCTGCGGCTAAAGCACACTCTGGACTTGGCCGTTGTGTACTTGCCCTCGTGCCCTTGTTTGATGTGGGTCTCCTCGCGTAGGTACCCACCGTAGGTGTGGTGGTCTCGATCATCCACCGGTACATATTCCACCCGGCCATAAGGCCACCTGGGCAGCTTGGTCAAGTCAATACCGGACAGCGCCATGTGGATATGTGGGTTCTTGTCCGGGGTCTCAATGGCTCTCATCCACTTGAATTCAACACCGGCCTTTTTGTAGGCATATCGCAGTTTGGCCATATAGGCGGCCCACAGTTTTTTAATCTCTTGCAGGTCCTTGGGCCTGTCCGCCTTTCGGAATGTAAAAGTAGCTGTCAGGTCACCGGGTCCGAAGTTTGCATTAAAGATCATCTCCTGCTGTAGGCACGCCTGGCGATTGTTGACTGCCGCCTGGGCCTCGCTGGTTTTTCCGTAGTTGCTGCCCCTGGTGCATTTATTCTTGCTGCCATAGCGGGAGGAGTAATGCCGCTGAATGTAGATACATTTACCTGCGTGGGTGGTCTTTTGCACCCATGGCATTTTGGTTTGCTCCTTTCTGGACGGATCGGCACACTGTGGAAATGCTGGAAAACGCTGATCGGCTCCCGGATGGAAAAGCAAGTTTCCCACCGGTTCACCGGCGTGATCCACATTCCCACCGTGCACGGCTCCTCATTATGCGGCGCGGGTGCACACCCTGTTGCCGCCGGTCTCCTGCCTGCGCCTAACCAGCTGAAGAATGCCGAAAGATATATCCTTTTGCCGTTGGCGCTTTGCGTCTAAAAATAATACTTTGAACAAGGAGCAAAAAAGGAGCACAGACCCCTTTTTTCGCCCTTGCCGCACGGCTTGTCCTTGACTTCTTTGCGGTCCTTATATATAATGTAATTAGCGCAGGCGTTTTACTTTCTTTTCGCCGCCTGTGGTTTAAGTCGACTGGTCGCTCAGTCGGCTTTTTCTTTTTGCCCGCTGCTTGGTTCGTCGTTATACTCCAGTGGCAGCATAATGGCGGTCACTTTTGGCAATTCCATCAGGGCCTTGGTTTTCCGCTCTGCAATTACTTCCAGCGCCTTGTAATTGCCATCGCCACGCACATACACGGTGTCACCGGCTCTAACGGTGTTCCACGGCGCCCGCAGGACAATGTGGTCCTCGTCCAGCTTAGCAATTACCAAATCAATGTAATCTTCCATTTTCATCATCCTTTCCCAGTTTGACGGCGTGCAGATACGCCAATTCAAAGTCTGTCAGCGGCGCTACCAGCACCACCTTGTGGTTTTCGTCCTCGATCACCAGCTGCTTGTCCTGCCGGGGCTCGTCCTCGTCCTTGGGCAGCACGAACACCGCCAGGGCGATCAATGCGCAGCCGGTACCGCTGATCACTATGGACACCCACCAATAGGGGGTGTCCGCCACCAGGCAGCAGCCCAGCAGCACCAGCAGGAAGCCGGTAATCACCAGAACCAAGCCTGCCTTTTCTCTCTTGGTCATTGGAGTGCTCCTTTCTTGCAGTTGACTGCAATTTAGTACTTTCCGGCGTTATATGCGTGGAACGCCGGGGCGAACACAGCTAACTTGGTGCCGTTCTCGCCCAACTGAATGAGAGGGAAGCCCGGACGGTGCATATACTGCCTTGCTGTCGGTATGCTGCAATTCAGGTATGCCGCCACATCTTCCGGACCAAGATACAGTTTTGCACCCTTGGCCTTGACCTCTTCCTCTACAGCTTCGGCGGTGCGGATCAGGTCGATGTAGCTTTGCAGGCGCTCCATACGCTGCTGCACAGCGGCGTCAAAGTCGTCCATTGCCAAGGGGCTGTCCTTGTTGATGGGTACTTTCATTATTATTTCTCCTTTCGATTATTCGGCCAGCCCTTTGGGCAAGCGGCAGAGCCGCAAGCTGCCCGCTGCACGGCAAAAATGCCGTTGGCGATAAATGTGTGATGTTGGGTGGGGCGGGCACCGGAAGCAGGAACATAGGGGGTAATTTGACAAAAAAGAAAAGAAGAAATAGAAGAAATGAAAAAAGGTCCCGCTGCCTGCGTATCTCTGCCGCCGCCCAAAAGGCTGGCCGCGTATTTAGTTGTTGCGCTCGGCGATGATCTCGTTGATTGCGCCGAGGATCCGCTCTTTTGCCTGGGGCGGTTTGCGCTTGCCGGTTAAAATCATCGAGATATAGTCAGTTGTACATCCCATTTTGCTTGCCACGGCTTTTTGGGTTATTTTGTTGATGTGCATTGTGCCGACTGCTTCCGCAATCCAACTGTCCATTTTTTTACTCCTTTCTGCCGTTTCGTTCTAAAAAACGAACATTTTTTGAATTTGTAGTTGTATTTTCCGAACTGTTGTGCTATTATGAATGTGCAAATCAACAGCACATTGGACTGACAAGAGGTAGCGCTCTCATAGTCCGGCTTGTTTCGTGTTCGGTAAACCTAACTACAAGTGCAATTATAATTCGGCGGAATGAATTTGTCAACACTAAAAGTTAGGTTTTATGAACTTTTGTAAATTTTGCACAAAAACAGAGGTGTAAAACTATGACTTTTTACGATAGATACCAACAGCTTTGTGTGGAAGCTGGTTCTTCGGCGACTGGTGTTGCCGTTTCAGTTGGTATATCCCGTGCCTCTGTCAGCGACTGGAAAAACAAAGGGGCTGTGCCATCTGCTTCTAGCTTAAAAAAGATCGCTGACTACTTTGGTGTCTCTACTGACTACCTTTTGGGGAAAACGGACATAAAAAATCCCCCGGACCAACAAAGTCCGGAGGAAATCGCCAAAGTGGCACTATTTGGTGGTGACGGAGAGGTTACCGACGAGATGTGGCAGGAAGTTAAAGGATTTGTGGCATTTATAAAGGATAAGAGAAAGAGAGAGAATGACAACAACTGAGTCCCTGTTCGATGAGATCGAGCGCAATAATATTGAGGTGTATCTGGGCAGTATGCCTGCTGCCAAGTCTGCGTCTGCCAATATCGGCGATGATTATTACATAGCACTTGACGAGCAGAGCCTGGAAAGCACCGCAGAAGCCCGCTGCCGCCTGGCCCACGAAGCCGGGCACTGCATAACCGGGTCGTTCTACAACCTATATGCCCCGCTTGACCGGCGCAGTAAGCACGAACGCCGGGCAGATAAGTGGGCGGTAAAGAAGTTGATCCCCAAGGCCGAGCTGGAGGCGCAGCTGCGCCAGGGCTTGGAGCCTTACGAGTTGGCCGAGCATTTCAATGTGACGGAAGAGTTCATCCATAAGGCGTTGGAGTTCTACTTTGAATGTGGGATTGCATAATCCACGGCACGCCGTGATTATAGATGTGTTAACTTAATAGGAGAAAAAAGAAATGAAAAAAGAATACAAAGTGCTTTTGTATGCATATCCGTTTATTATTGCGATTTCTATCTTGGCTACAGTAGGAGTACCGCTGTTTGCTTTGGCCGATGTAGCGTTTCTCGTGCTGTACTATTATATTTTGCAGAAGTCATTTTCAAAACTAAATATAATCGAAAATGCCGACGAATACGCGGCGTTTACGAATGCCAATGCAGATCAGCGCGTGCAAGACGCCAAAGCGGCTGCGGAAAAAATGCGAAAAGAAACAGAGGACAGTTGTGCTCAAAAGGTTCAAGCTGTTGAGCACGAACTGCAACAGAAACGGAAATGTGTTGCGCAATTAAATATTGAAATCCACGATCTTAAAGCTGAAATTGAAGCGGCACAACGAGAAGTGGTTGCTGTTTCTTCTTCCGTCCCGGTAGACTATGATATATCGTCCGCCGAATATAAAGACAAATTTGCTCTTGCACAACTTAATGAAAAAGAATGTGTATCCTCAAACAATGCTGTCTCTGTACATTCCGACACGCCAAAGTCTGTTATAAATGCAAATGTGAAACAGATCCTGCGTTGCTTTAATTCGGAAGCGGCGGCTATTATCAAGAATGTTACCACGCGGAACATTGACAGTGCGCGTTCTAAAATCATCAAGTCCTTTGAAATGCTCAACAGGATTTTCGCACCGGACGGAGTGGAACTCAACCGCCCGCTGCTGGAGATTAAACTGGAACAGCTCAACTGTATGTACGGCAATCAGGTGATGGCGGAGCGCGAAAAGGAAGAACAACGCGCGATCCGAGAGCAAATGCTCGAAGAAGAAAAAGTGCGCCGCGAAATTGAACGCGAAAAAGCAAAGCTCGATAAGGAAGAACGACAGTTCAAAAATGAAATTCAGAAACTCATGACTTATCTACATAAAGCGGATGATATTGAAAAGCAGCTTTATGTAGACAAGATTAAAGAGTTGGAGGCGAAACTCGGCCTGTTAGAGCAGGACAGAAAAAATGTACTCGATCGGGAGCAGAATACACGCGCTGGCTTTGTCTATGTAATATCCAATATCGGCTCTTTTGGTGAGAATGTATATAAAATTGGAATGACACGACGGTTGGAGCCGATGGACCGAATTAAAGAACTTAGCAGTGCTTCCGTACCGTTTGAATTCGATGTTCACGCTATGATTTTCTCCGAGGACGCGCCGGCGTTGGAGACGGCTTTACACAGGCAGTTTGATGATCGGCGTATAAATCTGGTAAACAGCCGAAAAGAGTTCTTCCGCGTTTCTCTTTCGGAAATTGAAAAGGTGGTAAAAGAAAACCATAATGCAACGGTCACTTTTACTGCCGTTGCCAAAGCGGAGGAATATCGTCAGACAGTAAGGCTTCTTGAAAGCGAGCAGTAAAACACGACCATTCTGCCAAGGCTGGCAAAATGGTCACACATAAATGAAAAAGAGTATGAAAGAATTATACAGACAAATTGCAAAAATCGGCCGGCAGTACGGCGCGGCCAAGGTGGTGCTTTACGGCTCCCGGGCACGAGGTGACAACCGGCAGCGCAGCGATATTGACCTGGCGGTGTACGGCATAGAGGACCGGGCACAGCAGGCGCTGTTTGCCCAGGCCATTGAAGATCTGCCTACCCTGCTGGACTTTGACCTGGTTTTTGTCCGCAAAGACACGGACCCCAAGCTACTGGAGAACATAGAAAAGGACGGTGTATCTTTAATGAGCAAATATGAAGAGAAGCGGGACAAATTCAAAGACGCAGTGCAGCGCCTGGAGGAGGCCATTGCCGACTATGACAAGCTGCCCAATTCCACCGTGCGTGACGGCGTGATCCAGCGCTTTGAATTCTGCACCGAGCTGGCGTGGAAAACCTGCCGTGAGTATCTGCTGGAGCAGGGCTATACGGAAGTGAACAGCCCCAAGCCGGTTATGCGCCAGGCCTTTGCTGACGGTCTTGTGGATAACGACCTGGTGTGGGTGGAGATCCTGAACGCCCGCAACCTGACCACGCACCTGTACGATGACGCAGAGGCCACCAAGATCTTTGAGGACATCAGAGGCAACTACCTCCACCAGTTCCAGGCGTTGGCCGGGAAGCTGGAGTAAATCACAACAAAATAAAAAAAGCCCTACCCTGCGCCAACAGGGTAGAGCCGATAAGCAGGAGATGTGCGTACACATAACCCACCCAACACTGGTTATTGTACCACACCCCTGCTCATAAATCAAGCAGGGGATTTTTGCGCCCTTTTTTAGGTGCTGCCCGCTGCTATATGCAAAGGAGAAGTGTGTACAATGCCAAGAAAAAGAGGAAACGGAGACGGAACCATCTATAAGATGGAAAGCAAGGGCTTATGGGCTGCCCAGCTGACTATAGGCGTTGACGCCAACGGCAAGCCGAAAAGAAAGACGATATACGGTAAACGGCAGGCAGATGTGCGGGCAAAGCTGGACGCGCTGAAAAATGAACTTGCCACCGGCTCTGTAATTGAGCCGGACAAGATCACCGTTGCCCAGTATATCTTATCGCTTGTCGAGACAGACCGGGCGCTGAACCAAATAGGGGACAACACCTACCTGCGCAAGCTGGCCAGCTGTAAGCGGATCGCCGCCAGCTCCATGGGCGACCGCCCGCTGCAATCCGTGCGGCCACCGCAAGTGACCCAATACCTAATAGAGATCACCAGCTGTTCCAATTCAGTGATCGCCAAGGACTATGCCCTGCTGGCCCGCTGCTTTCGCACAGCCCTTGACAATGACCTGATCCGCAAGGATCCTATGCGTGGCATGAAAAAGCCAAAGAGCAACAAGGCCACCCGCAAGGTGCGTGCTTTGACCGTAGAGGAACAGACCAGTTTTGTGCAGATCATGAACGACCAAGAGCGCGGCTGCCGCTACTGGGAGCAGATGATGTTGATGTTATGCACAGGCATGCGCATGGGCGAGATCAACGCCTTGGATGTGCACGATGTCAATTTGACATTCCGCACCGTGAATGTGCGGCGCACGGTGACCAAGGACCAGACGGATCACGCTGTTATAGGCACGAAAACCAAGACCTATGCCGGGCAGCGGCTTTTGAGCCTGACGGACGCACCGTTCCGTATTCTGTCCGAATATATAGAACAGTGGCAGCCCAACCGCTTGGATCTGCTGTTCTACGACTTCAAAGGGCACAAGATACTGACCACCAGCCAGGTCAACTTACAATTTCAGCGTATCTTGAAAAAATACAATGTGCTGGATCCGAACATTACTGGCGTGGTGTCTCTCCACAGTCTGCGGCATACATACGCCACCCGCTGCATTGAGAGCGGTATGCCTGTTAAGGTGCTCCAGAAGCGCCTTGGCCACGCAAATATCGAAACCACACTAAACACCTACTGCGATGTGTTCTCCGATTATGAGAATAAGTACACAGAGGCGGCAGACGCCTATATGCAGCAGCTTACCCCGAATGCTCCGCAGAAAAATACTGCCCGGGGATAAGAAAAGAGAAGCGCTCCCTTGCGGGCAGTAACGGCGTTGCAGTACTGTTGCAGTACAATACGGCAAAAAGCCCGCTGCAAAGCCAAATTTTGTGCCTATATTCTTGTCACCTCGACCAAAAGGAAGCAGGACATTCTTTAGAATGTCCTGCTTCCTTTTTTGTTTATTTGCAAGATTTGAACTTGCGACACGAGGCT